CTACGATTGTTACTAATACATAAGTGGATAAACCTAAAAGAATTGTACCAAGTAAAGCAATTAGAGCTGTGTTGTGTTGTCGTTTCATTTAGCAACCTTACCTTTATTGATACCTTTTTTAATAACATAATCCCTTGTTCCATTAGCACCTATATTAACTTCTTTTTTTAGGTACTTTGTTAAATTCATTTCTTTAAGTTTTTTCTCTGTATGCTTTTTAAACTGTTCTAATACTTTTGTATCTCTCATTTACTACCACCTATGTAACCACCTATAACCCCAATCAATCCTGTAACTGACATCTTCATTAATGTAATTACACTTTCATCTACTGGTCTATTTTCTTCTAGTGCTACCCAATAATCACCTATAATGATAACACCCAAAAGTATTAAGACACCACTTGTTATTAATAGTATGACTATGTCTTTAAAATTTTTAATCATTTTCTTTTTCTCTTTTTATGTAACAGTTTAACTCTTGATTGCCATAACCAAACAGAAAATCTAATTGAGTATGTTTCTAAAAATGAAAACAAAGTGTCCAGACCACCAAAAAATTTTAATAAAAACCTATCAATCATGTCGCTGGGCCTCCAAAAAAAGCCAATAAACACATAAGTATTATTAATATTGCTGTAAATCTGTAATCCATAACCTCCTATTTTATCAGAATAAGAGGTTAATTGGTATTATTTTTTCTTTTTGGAGTAATCCCTAGCCTTAATCATTTGAAGGTACTGTATGGCCTTCTCTATGTCTTGTAGGCCACCTTTTGAGCCGTGCCTACATATATATTTGATGGCCGCACCTTCTGCATATAGAAGTTTATTGGCATTAATAAATTTAGCAGGTTGGATAACCATTTTTTTGTAATGGTTACCCCCTACTTGTTTTTTATATACACTCATTAGAATGATACATCCATGTAGTGAGAGCAAAATTCATTGACACTACAATAGTGCTGACATCTTACATCTTCACCTTTACGTTCTACAATAGCACAGCCTTTACCTTCTACCATTTTCTCACCAACAATAAATTGTTTAGCTTGTTCTTTTGTAGGAAATAAACGCCAAGCAGATTTTCTACCATCCTTCATAACAGCAAACTGATCTTCTTTACGCCATCTTTCTTTAGCTGTACACAAAGGTAGTTCCTTCATCTTTTCTGCGTCTTGGTGTAGTTTTATTCTAGCTTTAACGTAGTCTTCCTGTTGTTGATCTGACCATCTACGAATGGGTATCATCACAACTTGTTTTCTAGGATAGTTGTCTGATTGCATTACTCTTAATTTTGACCAATCTCGTAGTATAGCCATGATAGATAATGATTTAACTTTCAATTCTTTTTTATATCTAGTTAAATCTTTTTGGTTTTTACGACATAGAAAATCAAGAACATTCAATTGTTGTTCCCATTCAACTTTACCATTTGTTAAAGCATCTAATGCTGACCAAGCTGAAGTAACTTTAAAATCTATAAGTTTACCGTCACCTGTAAGCAAATCAAAAGCACCAGATAATGTCCAACCGTTAGTGATGGTATCATCTTTATAGTACAATCTACGTTCAGCTATATCACTAGCAACTTTTGCTCGTTCTATAATGTGGTGAACTGATTGGCCCAATAAAGAAAATATACGATCAGACACATCTTCTTTAATCAAATCATTATTTCTCATTTGCAAGACCCTAATTCTAGGGGGTGCAATCAAACGGGTAGTAGAGATGTCTGACCCACTACTATCATAGGGGTCATTTTTTACAGCCCGTTCAATTACTTTTGGTAAGTTTGAGTTATTTGTGATAATCATTAAAATGGGATTGGGCTATCACCGACACTTGCACCATTACCTTCATCACCTTGATCTTGGTTCATGCCTTCCAACTCTTTTGATCTTAAAATAATGTTTCTAATACCTTCAGATAGATTATTAAAAACTTCTTTTTTACCATTTTGAAAATCCTCTAAACTAAACACTACTCCTTGAGTTATTTGTTCAGCAATTGGATCACCTTTTTTCATTGGCATTATAGATGATATTTTTGGTTTCCCATTCTTATCCATAACATTCAATAAACAAGGTACACCAAGTAATTTAGAAATATCAAATGATTGTTTTTCTGCCTCACTAAATGCTCTACCTCTCCATGAAGTTAAATCATTACCAAGATTAGATTTCTCATGTAATGATAACGTATAGAACTTACTGATTGTTAATGGTTGTCCTTCACTATTCAGTTCTTCTGGTGTTTCAAAGATAATTAGAACTTGACGTTTCCAACTAACCTCACCGTTAAAATCTGATTTTTGTGTACCTAGATCAATAATCTTTACACATCTGGCTTTGTGAACGCCAACTGATACACTTGGATAACGTGGTGCATCTCCACTACCTGCTATTATACTTGTCATTTTTTAGTCCTTTTTTGTATATTTATTATTTAATTGATAGCGTTATTTCATAGGAATTAACTAAAGTCAAAGATTAATTGACATATGTTAATAAAAATGTATAACTTTTTGCATGGCTACAATATTACCAGAACTAATAAATGAACTTGAAGCAAAAGCTAAACGATTAGAAAAAGATGTTGTGAATATAGATAAGTCATCTGTAATTCCTCAACACACTAACAAAGCTGAAGCTATATTATCAACCACAAAAGAACTAATAGAAACTGAAGAAACAATGAAGTATCTATTAAGATTAAAGAGTATATATTATGACCAATCTTAAAATAGCAATGGAACGAAAAAAAGAAATCGTTAATCAATACGGTGGTAAAAATTTAGCTAGAATGTTAGGTATTTCACATCCAGCAGTATCAAAATGGAAAGTAATACCACCTTTTAGAGCATATCAGATTGCAAAACTTGGTGATTTTGATATAGAATACATTAGACCAGATTTACAAATTGCGCCTGTAAGGTAGGCGTAGCCCATCCACAATTTAGGGTAAAAATATACCTTCTGTATGGGGCGGTTTTTTCTTTCTCTCTCTAAGTTTAGTTTTCCGCCTCATACCCTCTTATTTTTCAACAATTTTGTATAGCACCGCTATAGCACCGCTATAGTTCTGCTAAAAAGTGCTATCGTTTTGCTAATGGCAAAAAATAGCCCTTCACCTTCACCTTCATCTTCACCTTCACCTCCAACTGCACACAAGATACCCCTATTGACACCTATTTCTTTTTGGTTTAAAACAAAATTAACTAAACTCAAGGACAAAATTAATATGAGAAAATCAATAACAGACGAACAAGCACCTGCGTTTCAATTTTATGCAAGTGATTGGATAAGTGACCCAAATAGATTAAAATTATCTTTAGAAGAACAAGGTGCATATATTTTATTATTTTGCCATGCATGGAGAGGTTTTCATATACCTTTTGATAATGAAACAATTGCCAAAATGTGTGGGTGTAGATTACAAAAAATTGAAAAAATTTTACCAAAAATTAAACATCTATTTGAAGAAGTAAAAGGCAAAGATAATAAAAAATATTTAATATGTATCCAAGCTGAAGCTGAACGTAAGGAACAAATTAAAAATAGAAAAAAAAAAGTAGTAGCAGGTAAGTTAGGTGCTAAAATTAGATGGGGGGAAGAAAGTTTGGAGGAGAGCAAATGACAAAAATAATATTTTTTATTTTAACTTGCGCTACCTGTAATCTAACTGAAATAACACTTACCAAAAGTCCAATGGAAGATTGTTTTGATTATGGTAATAATATTTTAGATCAATTAGAATACAAAGAAGGAACTGATGACATAAGAGCAGGTCATTACACTATACAAGGTTATTTAGTAATAGGTTATCGTTGTGAGTAGTTTTAACGAAAATTCTCATTACAGTATGTTTCTTGATTATTTTGGCAAACATCATTCATTCCAAACATTTGATGATAAGGGCCTAAACAAGAGATTAATAAAACAATTGCATGGAAGTATAAAAATACATTTTCACGAATTGGCTGATCTTAACAGTAAAGGTGCAGGTATATATTTTACAGTTAATGAAACTAATGGTCTTGGTCGTACAACTAAAAACATAGAAAAGATTAGGGCTGTGTTTATAGATTTAGATGGTACACCATTACCAGATAAATTTAATATTCCACCTAATCTAATTGTAAATACTTCGCCAAAAAAATACCATTGTTATTGGTTAGTAAAAGATATGCCGTTAGAAAGTTTTACTTTGTATCAACAAGCATTGGCATCTAAATTTAATTCTGACCCTGTTGTAAAAGATTTACCTAGAATTATGAGAGTTGCAGGTTTTTATCATCACAAAAAAAATCCTTATCCTGTAAAAATAATTCAATGTACAACTGATATGCCTTACACCATGAAGGAAATCAAAGAAGGTTTAGAATTAAAAAGGCCAGAGCAAAAAACTATTAAGATGGATTACACACCATCAACATACAAAGGCAAATACACAGGCACACTTCGTTACGGTATCAATGCAGGTGAACGTCATGCACAGTTAGTAAAAATATTAATAGCTATAAAAAAACGTGGTGAGAGTTATGATTACGCAAAAGGTGAAGCTATTGAATTTGCAAACTCATGTGTACCACCAGAAAATTTAAACGAAGTTATGTTTCAACTTAACGATATATGGAGAAGATATTAATGAACTTATTGAGAGATTATCAAAAAAAAGCAATTGAAGATATACGACAACATTTTAGAGAAGGTAAAAAAAGAATATTATTAGTTGCCCCTACAGGTAGCGGTAAAACTGTTATTGCTTGTTCAATGATGGAAGGCTTAGTTAAAAATAATAGATTTGGAATGTTTGTAGCGCACAGACGTGAACTTGTTATGCAATGTAGTAGAAAACTTGCTGACTTTGATATTAAACATGGAGTTATAATGGCAGGTAAGTCTGGTAGTATTTATTCTGATGTTCAAGTTGCAAGTGTTCAAACA